TTGCATTTTCTATCTCTTTATCAGATATATGATTTGTTTTACCAGTTGTAACATGCTCTTCAACATTATCTATTCCTATGATTACACCACCAAGGGCAAGTGATGGATTTGTCAGCGTCCCATCTTTGAAAAGCCCTTTATTTTGTAACCATAGGGCGATAGTTGTCAAAGCGGCAACTGGTAGAAAGGCTTTATCCGTCATTATTTTTGAAATATCTTCATTATCCCGAGGAGCTGGGAGTGGTATAGCTTTTTGTTGAGGTTGCTGTGGTTCTAACTGCTTTTGTTGTCGCTGCATATTTCTTGGCGGTGGTAATACTGGAGGAATGTCGGGCCTTATATTGCTTGGCCTTGGTCCTGTATCGCCGGGTCTATTTATGCTTTTCCCGTATACGTTTACGATGTTTGCATTCACATTCATAGTTTGAGTTGCTAGTGTTTTAACTAGTGTTTCCCCCGATTCTATATCTTTACCTCTATCAAAAAGATCTCCTATCCATTTAAAGTTTTTATTTATCCAAGTAATAATATCGACTGCTTTTTTAAATGCATATACGCCTGCAACTGTTTTTGCTACATTCCCAGCTTTTTGCCTGTTTTCTGCTCCTTCATCTCCTATGAAGTTCATGGCAAAATTCCCTATGGTATCTAAGAACTTTGCTAATGGTGGGTTAATTCTTTCTAGCTGCGTTACGGATTCTTTCAACGCGTCTCTGAATTTTTCAACAGGCGTCATGTCTAATTGGCTTAACTCTTTCTCTATCTCACGTATCCTCATCTGATGTTGGTTAACCATAAACGGATCATCCGAAAGCCTTATCTCATCTTCAAGGTCTAGTTTTTCTGATTCTAACTTTTGTCGCTTTATGATAGGGTCTAAAATAGCATCTAACAGTGGTTGCAATGTATATACTTGTTCAATCCCTGCGGCTTTAAGATTATTCCAAAGTAATTGAAGCTGAGTCCTCATGTTTTCCAATCTATCCTCAAAAGCCGACTGCATAGCACCGGAGCCGGTCGTCATCTCATCGACTACTTTTTGATATTCTTTCACCTGCGATATAAGTATCTGGAAACCTCTAACGGCTTCTTGCCTGCCTCCAAGAATATCTTTTAAAAATCCTGCCTGGGTTACTTCATTCATTCCGCGTTTTTCAAACTGCTCATTGAGGTCCTTGAATATCTCAACCAGTGGCCTGGTATTGAGATGCGCATCTTGTATATCCACTCCGAACTGCTTCATTCTTTTAATAACTTTGGGATCGGTCAGTCGGTTAAAAATCTGCAAAAGCTGTGTAGAAGCTATGTTAGCAGGTATAGCATTCTTTGTGATCTGGGCTATAGCTCCATACATTTCCTCCATGCTAATACCGGCGGAATCGGCAGCCTTTAGTACACCAGTGCCGAGGGCTGAAGCTAACTGTTCATATTCCACGATACCGTATTTAACAGTGAGAAATTGAGTATCTAAGATGTGGTTTAGATCTTTAACTTCTTTACCAAAAGCGTTCATGGTCCCCATGGCCGCTTTTGTAACTACATCCATTTCAGTCATTCCGGCAACAGCGCCCATACCAAACTTTCGAGCCATCATAGAGGCATATTTCGGGTCTCCTCCAGCGGAAATAGTATCGTATATACCTTGAGTAATTTTCTCGAAATTGGTCGGTATAAGCCTGAACATCTGTATTGAATCCTGGACCATTTTCTTTTGACTTTGCCCTGTTTGGTCGTAAAGTGTGTTTACTTTGGATATACCGTCATCAAGTTGTGTAAAGTCTCTGAGTGTGGCTCCGACGTATATAGCAGCTGCCGCAGCTGTCCCCTGAAATGTTCTCTTTGCTATTTTATCCATCCACTTCATACGGTCAGCAAAGGAATATACTACTTTATCCGCTTTTGCGAAAGCACCGGAAAATGCCCCCATATTTTTACCGGCGGCATTGCCAACATCTTGTAAGCCCCTTTTGACCTCAAGAAATGCACCTTTAGCCTTGTTTTTAGCATCTATAATAATATTTACTTCGCGTTCCTTAGCCATCTATACCACCTGCCATGGCCTTAAATTTGCTTTCATCAAAGCTCTTATTCGTTACTGCTTCTGATGTTTCAGAAATCACTTTCCCACATCTGGTGCATGTCTTCTTCTTTATTTCTGCCTTGCACTCATCACACATGCCCTCTATTTTCTCATCAATATCGGCCATCATATTTGCATATACCCATACTAATTGACCGTCTGTGAGCTGTTTAAATTCATCCGAAGATGGAAGAGTTTTAAAATAGTCTGCAATTCTCCATCTAATTCTTTCAGCTCCGTCGTCTCTAATTTTTTTTTAATATCCTCAAACTGTTCCAAGGTTAGATCTTCTAGTTCAGGGATCTTTCCATTCTGAACCTCCATAAGCACATTGTGTAGCTCGTAAACCTCTCGGGGGTTCATATGTTCCTGTATCTCTTCAAAACTCCCCGCAAATGGCTTTTTTAAGTCCTTGGGATCTCTCATAGCTCTTAGCAACACAAGCATGTTTAAGACAAGATCTCCGGTATCTATATCCACAGGATGATCTGCTATATATTTCATAGCATCTTCCCGGGCTTCAATGATTTGTTTATTATTCAAAGCCATTATAGCCACTTTCTCAGTAGTGCCGGGAAAATCTACAATTTTATGCTCAGGCTTCCCTTTTCTCATATTTGCAAGTTTCGACATACTTTTTTACCTCCCAATATAAAAGGGAGTCGCAAATTCGACCCCCTATTTCATGATCCTTTGGAATTTGGCCGCGGTAAACCTCATATTTTCTACGACCTTTTCTTTTAAAGTTCCGTTCTCTGTAACCTCGTTCCAGTTGCACTTTGAGTATATCTCGGTTCTGTCAGGTTTCTCTATAATGAAGTCAAAGTCCTCAAGTTCATCTAAAAATATTCCATCACTAATAGCCTCATCTGTTGCGTAGGCTCTGGTAATTTCCAGCTCGTATGAAGTTCTCCCTCCATAGGTTCCTACTGCTTCCTTTTCTCCGAAAGCCTCTTGGGTCTTTGTTTCTTTCCTCTTGTCTGCCCTATAGCTTTCGGCTACTGCTACCCTTTTTGATTTCCCACCATCGATAATACGAAAATATATATCATCAGACGTGGGTATACCAGCAAAAAGCTGTAAATCCATATATCAACACCTCCTATACTAATGCTTTTCCATGAAGGAATATTGTATTGAGCGGTAATACTACTTTGTAGTTGTAATACACGTGAACCCTACTTCTCTTGTCTGCCTGTCGTTCTACCTTGTAGACGTTTGGCTCTTCAATGATCTCCTGCTCCTCCCACACCTTTAACTGTGCCATAGCATCAGCTTTTATCTCATTCACTTTCTGGATACTTGCCTTTACCCTCGGGTGTAGTGTAGATAGTCTATTCCTCATGCCTTCATCGACAAAATCCTTTATCTTTGCTATGGTCCCCTCTTGAAATACATCATCATCTACCGGTGGGGTTACTCCATCGTCCTGGGTATAGGTTGTTACCCAGCGGTCAATATATATCTTTCCGTTGATGCTTCTACATGCAGCTACCCCACCGCCGTATAGGGCCTCAAGCTCGTCATCATCGAATTTATTATACAGGCCGCCAAAAAGGTCCGGGTGTAATTGTATATTGTGCAAAGGCATAGCAGGATCAAGTTCAAGCGCGTCATATGCAGCGCAGGCGGCAGCCAAGTATATAGAGTTATCGTAAGCTGTCCCGTCTAATTTCAAGGGTATGCTTCCCCACAGAGTTACTCTCCCGCTGTTTATCGGCGTTGCTAATGCCGTCCATGCTGATACATTTTCAGCTGTCGCTCCGAGGTGTGCTCTTCTCTCCCTTCTGTTTAGAGAAGACTTATCGCAATGGTTTCTGATCTCATCATGAACAGTAGATTCTGCCGAATCGGATATAATAATTTTTGGTGCATCCTCATTATAGAGAACGTCAAGGGCCGCTTTATATTCAGCACTGGTCACTTCTCCTAGTTCCGGCTTTAATACCGGCACGCACACCAGTTTATTTACACCTATCAGGGTTACAATCTCTACCAATCTTGCCATTTCACTATCTTTTCCGAAGGCCGTATAGGCATCCTCCTTTACCTGTATAGCAAATGGCTTAATCTCTGTGTCGGTATATACCAACTCATCTACTTGGGCTACTATTCCCATGGGCCAACATGTCCCTGGGAAGCCCATTACCTCTTTTGAAGCTATGGATTCGGTGAAAACGCCGATTCTTTGAGTGTCTGGTATTGCCATGTTCTCCCTCCTAATCTTTTATATCGCCATGTGGCTCTAATTCGTCTATGACATCATAAGTGAATTCTCTCTTCCAAAGAGCTTTAACGTGAAGTGTGGCCCTTGAGTGAAAAAGGTCTTCCTCGAAAGGATCTTCAGTCGCTACGCCCTCCTGAAATTCAAAAAAAGTAATACCGTCTATGGCATTACTTTCGAAGTCAAATATTGATTGTAGCTTTTCCTGTATCCTCTCAATTTCCCTTTCTCCACCTAATTTTGGTGATGTTCCATTCCAGATGTGCAAATCATAATAAAGGTTTAAATCCTTACCTCTTGTTTCTATAAACTTATATTCTTCTTCATCGAATTCATCTTTTAGCCAATCTCCAAAAGAAATGGTCCCTGTTCTCATTCTGCCTTTGGATAATGTAATGAGAGGTTTTTTAAGTGGCAAGTCTGTTTCTGCTTTGATGTAGTTTTCTCGAATATCCACATGACTAAGTTCTGGTTTTGATTTTAAAAAATTAATCAACTGCTTTTTAACACTTGTTATTGGTGAACTATGATCCATATCTAATCACCTGCCTTATGAGGGGGCGGAGGTATACGCATCAGTTTCCAACCACACTTCGGGCATTTACTGTTTTTTTGTTCGCTTCTATATATACTTTCACATCTTACGCAAAGATGCGCTGGATATGGTGACTGTTTGACTGGTCGTGAAGGTGGATCATATGAAGCAGGTGGTAGTCTTCTAACTCCACACATTCTAACGGACTCACCTTTATTTCCGCATAGTAAAAGGCAAGTTATGAACCCCAGTATAATGCCTATAGCTATTTCCATTACAGCCACCTACTTTACAATAGTTCTTCCTTCCAAATCTATAAGCTTTTTAATTCTAGAGCTATATTCATTCCTTAAGCTAACATCTATCCTCTTATCGCTGATTATATCTTTTAAGATATTGAGCATCTCTTTAAAAGGGTCCATCATACTTACATCGACTGTTAATGTTAAATCTTTCTTGTCCTTTGTTGCCATTTTAGTCATTTAACCATCTCCTACTTATAAATGCCAATAAAGATCTTGATCTAAATCAATTTCCATTATTTTGGCTACTTCCTCTGGTCCTAGAGTCATTTCTTCGGGATAGCTCAAAAACTTTTCCCCTGGCATGTTGCCTATTGCTTTCTTCTCATCTTCATCTACAACAATCATTATCGGTATTTTGTCACTGCAATAGGTCTTTTCTCCGATTTTAACTTTCACATCAGTCACCGCCTACTTATCTAAAATATCATCAATAATCTTACCGGCTACGTCCAAGTATTTCTTGGTATCCATGACGTCTTCAACTGCATCATCAAGGAATGGCCTCTCTCTCATTTTTGAAGTCCCGTCATGAACCCAACAGGCATAATTGGCTACATTTTGGTCTGCAAACACCTTTCGTTTACCTTTGCCTAGCTTCTCTAGCTTTAGTGACCGCTTTAGGGTCCCTGTTCTTACTGCCACTGGGTATGGTTGGGTGTCAGTCTGCTCACCAGGGCCTATTTTAGGACCGTTTACATTATCCACGGCTTTATCTAGTATTTCGGATGCTACTTCTTCAGCTATATCATCCATTGCTTCATCTATCTGCTCACTGGTCATATCAAGACCTTTTAGCACATCTTCTAAGCCATAGATTTTACTCATGTTCGACCTCCCCAATCAGTTCTAACCGAGCCACATAGGTTAAATCAACATCACCTATTTTGTATACATCAGGGTTCTTGATCCGCCATTGGCGGCCTTTGTAAACAAGATAGTCTCTTTCAGATAGATTAAATATGTCTACATCGGATTTTCCTATGTAAACATAATCATCCCTTTGTAGTTGCCCTATAGCCGTCAAAACTATTTCCTCGAGGCCCTTCTTACTTATATCGGTAGCAGGAAATATAAAAGCCTTGAGTGGTATTTCTTCATCGCCACGACTTATATAGCATTCATCATCACATTCAGGGGCCTCGGGATTTTGCCTATGCCATTCAGGATCACCGTATCCGGTTGACGGATCATAGCAGGGGCACCGTTCGCCTGCTAGGTATTTGTAGAGGGTAGCACTTTGGCCGTATCTGTCTGTTTTTTTATCGAATATTCTTTTATATCTATTAGTCATGACATAACCTACATAATCCCAAAATAGAAAGGATCTTGGTCCTTTAGGTAAGGTTTCAGCTTTTCCCATCCATCACTTACAAAGTCTTTAGCCCTATCCATTCTGTTCTTTGAAGCACTGCTTTCACCTATTTTTACAGGCCCTACACCTAATGAAACAGAATCATCCTCATCGTTGGATTGTTCTTTTATGAATTCACCCACTATTATTTCAGTGGCCCCTAAGTTGATAATGCCCTGGATATTGGTATCATCCGTATTTAGGTATGTTTCATCAATCTTAGACTCGATATATGGTGTCATTTCTTCTATTGTGGCAAGTATATCCTCGTCATAACTCTCATCAAGCCTCGCCTTTTTCCTTACCCTTTCCACTCTTACCTGTATCATTTACATCACCCTCGCCGTCTTGGGCTTTATCATCCTGTTTATTGTTTATTTTTACCTCTTCTAAAATGCCGTCCATTAACTTTTTATCAATGAAGCTCGTTTTTTCTACCTCAATATTTTCACCAAAAGGAATATCCGTATTACTGTTAAAATCGTAACACTCTACATTCCTGACCTTTTTAACTTTAATCTTGATCATAGTTACCTCCTAAAAAGGATATGGGCCTGTTGAAGGCCCCTATCCTATGTTTAATACCTTAGCCGGCTCCTTGAATAGTTTTGCAAATCCTCCTGCCTGGGTTATTGCAGTTCTTTCAAGCTGCCTATCAATAAGTTTATCGTATTCAGTCATGACACCCTGCTCGACTACCATCTCGAGACAGTATCTTTTATCCATGCCGATGATTTTACCGGTAGGAACTACATCGGCTCTCTTTAGGTCGGTTCCTAGAGGATTAATCATCTGACCAGTCTTCTGGAAATTGAACCCTGCCTG